TGGTGAGTTTGCTCAACCAGTGGCCCGGATTTGTGGGCGGCATCGTATGATGTTCCGCGCGTTTCGTAATTTTGAAGAATTATCGCTTTGTCATCAGATTCTCTCTAAGTTTCCCTTTTGGATAGACTTCCTGCGTCAAAACAACCTCCATTTGTTTTCTGTTGGCGATATTAGTCTGCTGGAGTAGTCTCAAAGAGGTTGACAAGCACATGGTTTATGCAAGGATATGCTGTATTATGGACTTTTTCTAATGTTTTGCTTTTTGTTTGAGTTCGCTGATGTTACTGCAAACAGTTCTCGACGTCAGTGGACCAACGAAGTTGGTTCTGGAGCAACCCCCTCGTTACTTTGAGGGCGCGATTATAGTTGGCTTGTTTTTTTTATTGTTCGTTGTTGTTGCAGTGGTATCTTATATTTACCGTAATGCTACTATTGAAAATAGACAAAGCTCAGAAAAATTGCACAACCGGCATCTTGAAGAGCGCAAAGAATGGAATCGAGAGAATAAGCATACGGTCGAGCGAGTTGAACGAGTTGTTACTGAGCTAATCGGTACTATTCGAGCAACAAACATTCATATACAGCAAAATACTGACGGTTCAATAGGCACGCAAGCTGCAAAAGGGGATCATAGATCTTCTCATAGTACAGCAGAAGTTAGCTAATGAGTAATACGTTTCATCAAACGAACCAATCCGGTTCAATCGGCACACAGGGTCAAGTCGGGGATAATACACTTAATGTAGTTAATGCGAATGATGCTTTGCAACCGTTAAGAGACGAGTTGCTGGCAGCATTGCAAGGCAAGGAATGGCATGACGCCGTGCCAAAAGAACCCACGGATGGGTTTGCAACACCCGCTGCGATGGTTGATGCGGCTTTACGTCAGGCACAATCTGAGATTGATGGAGTTGCTTCAGCGCCCATTTGGGAACCAGAATCGCAGTCTGTTTGGATTGATAGATTCAAGTCGCTGATTCCGATCGGAAAGAAGGTGGCTTCTTCGGCAGCAATGGCTGTGTTGGCAACATATACGCCTGTATCGCCAATTTTGGCGGCAGTTTCAAAGTCGCTTATAGAAGTATTGGAAAAAGACGATGGATGAAAATAACCGTAGTTTTGTGAAAATGGGTTTTGGAATTGTTAGTTTTATTGTTTCACTATTTGTGTATATCAGTGGTAACTTTGGTGATGCTTTTGTCAATGCGACTATAGCACCTGATAATGTTGGCACGTTTTCCTACGAAGCGATGTCAAAAGTAGCGGAAGTGTTGTTTGCTGTTATTACCGCCGTTATAGGGACTGGTGTGTTTGCTAATACCAAGTGGTTGACGCTTGTTTTAGCAGTTCTTAAACCATTGTTTGATCGTCAACAACCTATTAGCGTAGAGTCTCAATTTGAGACAGATATGATGCGAATGATCGCTCATTCAATTGCTACTAAGAATGCGGCTTTCACAGTTATGCTATGCGAAGAATTAGCTGGTAGCTCATATATCACAGCCGCCAATGAATCAAACTCTGTGGAGTAACTATGCGGTCGCCTTATAGACAAGTAGCTGAAGATGAGTCGTCACCATTTATTGTAGTTAAGGGTAAGTTTCCGTGGTCTACAATTATTATTCTACTGTTGATGGGTTGGATTATTTATAGCGGCATTCGGGACAGGAGCACCCCTGTAATTAATGACGAGGTTATCGACTATATTGATGACGAAGAGATTGAAGAGGAAGAGGATGAGCCAGAGCCAGATGTGGTTAAAGTCGATATTAAAGGTTCTTACTTGGTCAGAGTGTATGAAACTGAAGCGGATCAGCAGAAACCTTGGATGGTTAAGGTTTTAGATACTGATTCTTTTTGGATTGGTTGGATTAATTCGAAAGGTATGTGTTACTACACTTTTGATGTTGACTCTAATCAAGGGCAAGCGAAGTCTTTTATTGAAGCAGCGGTAAAAAATAATGTTGGCGTACCGTTTATTCTTCATGGTAAAGACGGTGTTATGTTGAGTGTAGTTCCATTCGACGAAAACGCGACTGTGAGTAGGATCAAAGAAGTAGTGTTGTCAAAAAGTGAATAGTATGGCTAGTGAATTCGAGTTTGAGTTTGAAGGTGAAAAGGTTTATACTGGTATGAAAATGCCAGAAGAGTACCCTGTCTCATTTAAGCCATATCCAGAAACGTATGTTCGTCCGTTTGATGAGATTTTAGATATTCTCGATTCCCCTGATCGTGTGCCTGCTCGTCAACGATGGGGTCAGGGCAAACTGATTAACCAAGGTAGACGTTCGAGTTGCAATGCTTATATGGCTGCGGCTATGTGGATGCGTTCAAACTTTTACGCGACGGGCAAATGGGTGGAGGTATCTCCTGAATTTCTTTACATGCATATCAATGGTGGTCGAGACAACGGTTCGATGCTTGACGATGGTATGCGATTTATGACTGATGTTGGCATTTGTCGTCGTGAGATTGACGGTGAGCAATTGATTCCATATCAGTCTTACCGTAAAGACAAAGTCAACATGGAGACCTTGCGATTTGCCACACAGGACGCTGCTAATCAGCGAGCCGGCGAATGTTACCAGATGCCTAAAGATAGCCCTGAGAGTTGTTGGCACGCCCTCCTGTCGTGTTTAATTGGTCGTGGCACCGTAGGCTTAGCGGTGCATGTTGGTCGCAACTACATGCGTAGTGGTCGAATAGCTGGGTACGACCGAGGACATGGTAATCACGCGGTTGCCGGTGACGATATCGTAAAATTGACGGATTTACCGAGTGGTGTTGAAGATCTGGGCATCGTTTCACCGCAGTCATGGGGACCAAATTTCGCAGATGGTGGTTTTACAATTATCACTATTAAACATATTGCAAACACTATGAAGTATCATGGTTTATATGGATTGAGGTCAGTGTTGACCAGTGCAAGTGACATTTCTTTAACAAGGATAAAGTAGCGCAATGAAAGTTTTGTTAACCGTAGCCATTGGTGTCTTGTTTATGCAACACACATTAGCTCAAACGAGCATCCCAAGTGATGTTGAACTTAGGCAATTACATCAGGAAGCGACAAATGACGAAGATTAAGGAGTTGCTCGAACGGATCGAAGTGCTAGAGCAGCGGTTGAAGGAAGTAGAATTAAATGTTTGTGTTTGTAAATCAGAAGTTGAGAAGAAAAAGTTAGGTGTGCCAAGGTATATTAATGGTAGACTCCGAGCTTGTAGGAACCCTAATTGCACAGACCCAACCTGCCCAAATAAACAAACTTCAATTCCACCCACTGTTAATTATACAACTCGTCTGAAAAGTAAAAATGTAGTTCGAGTTGGGTGTCGTAATGGTGTTTGTCGAATCAAAGATTGATTAGATGGTTAATACCGACGATGAGATGTCGCTGAAATGGCGATTTGCAGAGGAGTTGCTTCGCAACCCTAATGATCCTTTTAGAGCAGCTATGAATATTGTCTATGACGATACTGTAGCTGCTCTAACCTTAATGGATCGTTGTTTGCAAAGCACCGAAATTGCTCAAATGAAGGCTCAACTCATCGAAGAGTTGGGCGAAGATGAATTTTTGCCTAGCGAAGGGCAAATAATTAGAGACATTTTGACGCGAGCAGAACGAACAAATGATGATGGTGACTACGTCAAACTGATGGGGTTAGTCTTAGATGCCCGTGGTATGACTTCAAAAGCCAAAGCGTCTACTTCAGTTGTTGTAAACAACACCACCAACAATCAAACAATGCACGTTCCGGTAATGGTGAACCATGAGGGGAAAGAATTGTCGGATGATGAATGGGAGGCTAGTTTAATCGAACAGCAGGAAAATTTAATAGCGGTTCATTGATCTTATGGGTAGAGAATGGGAACAACCAGAGCAAGTTAGCGCAACAATTGTTGATCGTGGTCTGACAGATGTGTTGGAACGAATCTCATCGCCTATAAAGTCTCGTAGGTCTTCGATAGCCGAAGTGATTCGACCTGAACCAGCGGCACCTGAACCGACGAATGCAGCAGCAACGGCTGCCAACATTGTGTGGGAACCAATCCCGAATTCTTCTCAATCGTTCGCGATTGGTACACGGGCACATCATACGTTGATGCATGGTGCTAGAGGACCGGGTAAAACAATTACTCAATTAATGCGGTTCCGTAGTCGTGTTGGTATGGGGTATGGACAGTATTGGAGAGGTGTTATATTTGATCGTGAGTTTAAGAATCTTTCGGATTTGGTCGCTCAGAGCACACGATTCTTTTTGAAATTTGACGATGGTGCGAGGTGGTTGAGTAGTGCCACAGCTTACAAGTGGGTTTGGCCAACGGGCGAAGAGTTATTATTTCGTCATGTTAAAAAGTTTGAAGATTACGATGCGTTTCATGGGCACGAGTACCCGTTTATTGGTTGGAACGAATTAACTAAGCAACCGACAGCAGAACTTTACGATAAGTTTATGTCGGTTAACAGATGTTCGTTCTTACCTGAAAAACATACCCCTACATTGGTTAAGGATGGTGGAGTTGTTTACGATACAATTGATGGTAAACCTTTACCGCCAATATCGTTAGAAGTTTTCTCTACAACAAATCCAAATGGACCGGGTCATAATTGGGTAAAGCGACGGTTTATCGATAACGCCAAGAATGGTGAGATTATTAAAAATCGAGTTACTTTTTTTGACACGTTGAAAGGGGAAGAAGTAGAGGTTATTCGTACTCAGGTTGCTATTTTTGGATCGTTTTTTGAAAACCCTTATCTCGATCCAGTGTATCGGGCGGGTTTGATTGAGAGTTGCGAAAACAATCCAAATTTACATGCTGCATGGATAGAAGGGCGATGGGATGTCAATAGTGGCGGTGCTATTAACGACTTGTGGAATAGTAGCACCCATGTCATTGATCGTTTCCCAATCCCAAAGGAATGGAAGATAGATAGGAGTTTTGACTGGGGCAGCACACACCCTTTCGCTACGGTATTTTGGGCTGAAGCTAACGGTGAAGAAGTTAAGTTGCCAAATGGGAAAACATGGTGCCCACAGCGGGGTTCGTTGATAGCGATTGAAGAGGATTATGGATCAGAGAACGCTAATACTAACAAAGGTATGAAATTGTCTGCTAAAGATGTAGCTCTACGAATTGTGACTAAGGAAGCAGCATTGTTATCAGAGCAATGGATTTCCCGTAAGGTTCAACCGGGTCCGGCGGATAATCAAATTAGGAATGTCACTGAGTCCGATGTTGATACAATTGAGTATAAAATGGAGCAGCAGGGTATAAAATGGACAGCTTCTGATAAATCGCCCGGTTCTAGAATCAATGGTTTACAATTGATGCGAGATCGATTACAAGCAACTGTGTTAAAACAGGGACCGGGTATATATTTTATGAGGAATTGCGTACATTGTATTGACCTATTACCTACATTACCGCGTGATGCAGAGAAGCCCGACGATGTTGATACGGACGCTGAAGACCATCTGTGGGATGCGGTGAGGTATCGCGTTCTAAAAGGCTCAAATAAATGGGCAACTAAGATTAAAACGAATTGGACGCATTAATGGCTTCACCACTAGCATGTAAAGTTGAACGCAGCGAATTAACTCAAGCTCGTAAACGATATAACATCATTAGTGACGCACTTGCGGGTGAAGATGTTATTAAGAGCAAAACTACTGCGTACCTACCACAGCCTATAAGTTGTGATGATCCAGTAGAGCAAAAGAAGCGATATGATTCTTATTTGTTAAGGGCTGTTTACTATAATGTAATTAAGCCAACACAGGACGCTTTGGTGGGTCAATTGTTTTTACGACCACCTAAGATCAAATTACCTGAAGTAATGAAGGGTATGTTGGAGGATATTAATGGGGAAGGTCTAAGTTTTGAGCAGTTGGTTCGCAAGACCGCTAATCATGTGCTTCCTTATGGTCGCTGTGGATTATTGGCAGACTTCCCAGTTACCGACCGTCAGGTAACTAAGGCTGATATTGAGAGTGGTGTCCGTCCGACCATTCGCTTTATTCCACCGTGGGCGATCATCAATTGGAAGGTGACGAAAATCAACACTGCGTACAAGTTGACATTACTTGTGCTGAAGGAAGCGTATGAATATTCTGATGACGACGGTTTTAAGGTCGAGATTGGTCATCGTTATCGAGTTTACAGACTTCAAACTGACGGGTGCGTAACAGTTGAAGTTTGGGATGAGGGGTCAGGTAAACTGGAAGAAAACTATTCACTGTGTGGGCACGATGGTAGTCATTTGGGAGAAATTCCTTTTGAGTTTGTCGGTTCTGAAAATAATGATTCGGAGATTGACGAACCACCTCTTTATTCAATGGCGGTTCTAAACATTGCTCATTTTCGTAATTCCGCTGATTACGAAGAAAGTGTTTTTCTCGTTGGGCAACCGACTCCAGTTTATGCGGGGTTGACAGAGGATTGGGTTGAAAATCACTTCGAAGGTGGTGTGCCGTTTGGTTCGCGTTCAGCGGTGCCTTTGCCTGCAAAGGCGACAGCTCAGTTATTGCAAGCATCGCCAAACACATTAGCGTTTAGCGCTATGACGCATAAAGAACAACAGATGATCGCCATCGGTGCAAAGATTATTAATCCAAAACAAACTGTTGAACGTAAAGAGGCTGAAATTCAAATTGAAGCGGCTAGTCAAAGATCTGTATTGACCACGATTNAAGATAATTTACAAGCGGCTATGTTGTCGTGTTTGAAGAAAGCCGCCCTGTTTGTAAAAGTTGAAACGTCAGAGATTGAGGTTGAGTTAAATGATAATTTTGACCTTACCTCAATGACTGCTGAAGAAATTCGTTGGTTGATTGAATTGTACAACAATCGGGTGATTCCTTTTGATGCATTACATGAAAATTTGCGACGAAGTGGGTTGGTTAAAGATAATGCCGAAGAATCAAAGTTAGCAATTATCAATGATCAAGAGTTTATAGATACTGTGACGCAAGATGTCGAGTCTCTTAGTGAGTCCAAAGTGTCACTTGAACCGGTTAATTAGCCATTACTATAGAAGTTAGATTGATGTTGAAAGTTTCTTTAAGCGCTACTGAGTACACCGATCTTGATGATGTTCTAAAGAATGAATATTCATTACAAACTGATGGGATGTACAAAGTTGATTTAGGTCCAGATGTATTTACGACTGATCGTGACCCGGTTGGTCTAATGTCAGCGCTTACTAAAGAACGCGAAGAAAATAAAAAAATCAGAGAGGTCGCTGACCGACTTGAAGCAGAAAGAAAAGCAGCAGAATTGGACGGTGCGAAGAATGTTGAGCAGGTTCGCGAGTTATTTCGAAAGGAATTGGAAGAACGCGATGCAAAGGCAAAGGAGGAACGTGAAGCCCGTGAAGCAGAGTTGATGCAACAGCGGCAAACGAATGCAACTCGTTTGGCGAATGAGGAAGCGTTAAAAATTGCTTCTGATTTATATGGCACGAATGCAAGTTTAATGTTGCCGCATGTACAAGCTAGGATTAAAGGAAAGGTCATAGAAAATGGGGAACTTCTTATAGAGATTGTTGACCCTACTACACAAACGCCAATATTAGATCAAAATTTTGAAAATTTAAGACAAAATCTCTCGACTGACCCAATGTTTAAGTCTATGGTGGTCGTTAGTAATGCATCGGGTGGTAGCGCCAACGGAGATGGTATGAAAAACACATTGGCTACCACAAAGGATGACGGTACTCCTAAGAGTTATAAAGATTNCAACTCAGGGGAACTTGTTAGACTTAAACGTGATCAGCCAGACGTGTTTGAATCCCTTAGGCAAGCACAAACATCCTCTTATTAAAGGCTGAATCACAATGGCTACGGTTAAACTCGGGGACGTCATTGACGTCGAAATTTATCAGGGTATTGAACCAGAAAACAACCCAGAACTTAATGCATTTTTTACATCAGGTGTTGTCGTTCGAACACCTGCGATGGATGCACTGGCAATAGAAGAAGCTGAGTTGGTAAATCTTCCTTTTTGGCGAGATTTGGACCCGGCTGACGAACCGAACTATTCTGACGATAGCGATACCGCTGCTACGCCGAACAAAATAGTTCAGGGTAAGATGGCTGCAAAACGAGCAGCTCTTAATAACGCATGGAGCGTTCGCGACCTTACAAACGAGGTCACTATGGGCGATCTTGCGATGGAGCGAATTAAGGCTCGCACCTCTAAGTATTGGGAGTGGCAATGGCAACGTCGAATTGTTGCAGCTACTCTTGGTCTGTACCGTAGCAATGGTCAGGCTTCTAACGCTGGTATGGACACTGGCTTTGGTGTCCAAAATGATATGATTACCGATATCTCAGTTGATAACGGGGTTGGTGCTGAAGCAAACTTCTTTGACCGTACTGCATTTACTGCCGCAAGATTTACAATGGGTGACCACGTTGACGAACTGTCAGCCATCCTTGTTCATTCGGTAGTTTATCAACGAATGATTAATCAGGATGATATTGACTTCATTCAAGATTCGCAGCAACAGGGAACTATTCCGCTGTATCAGGGTCATCGTGTGATTGTGGATGACAGTGCCCCGTCGCTTGCTACTACATCTGGTGGTGGTACACGATACATCACAACCTTGTTTGGTCCTGCTGTATTTGCCNACGGTGAAGGTTCACCGACAACNCCAGTTGAAATTTGGCGAGATCCGTCAATTGGTTCTGGTGGTGGTGAAGAACAGCTTTGGGAACGCAAGACTTGGCTTCTACACCCAACTGGTCATAGCAATCTGAATGCTACGAACACCGCTGCTGAAACCAGCGGTGGTGCGGGTGACGGACTGTGGCAAACCCTTGCGGACTTGCGACTAGGTACGAACTGGAAACGTAACCATTACCGCAAGAATGTACCAGCTGCATTCCTTGTTACTAATGGTTGATGTTGTTGGTTGGTAAACGGTGTCTGTTTTCTCAATCGCAGGCGCCGTTTACTTTCTTTTACTCTGCTTTTTACAGGTGGTTGACGGATGAAATACCAGATTCAAACCTATTCAGGTTCTCAAGCTACCAGTGGTATTGATGTTGTAGCAGAAACAGAAGGGGTTCTTACGCAAAATCAAATCAATGAATGGTATTACAAGGCTGTTGGTGAAAAAGATCCACCTGTGGGTTTGCAATACACCCTAGTACCTGAAAATCATGCTTGGTTTAAGACTGAGGATGGTCAAGGTACATTGGGTTCAAATGAAAATTTACGAACGAGATCTACTGCTGCTCCAGCGGAAGGTGTTGAGATTCCCACTGACGAGTTGTTAGTGCGTGAAAATCAAAATCGTTTGAAAGAGCGAGTGGCCATGATTAATTACCGAGAGAAAGTTGCTAAAGCAATGAAAGAGTTGCAAGCATCGCGGTAATCAATCTAGTTAGTTTTATTACTTCGACGGATGCTATTAAATGTCAATGATAAGACGATCTATAAACGCAGTGGTCTTGAGAGATCGATTGTCGCAATTGACAGGCAATGATCGTCTAGACGCATCTGCTATTAAAAATATTAGTGGTGGAGGTGGTTTATCTTCCTCGGATATCGATACTCTCGCCGAACTTAACGCAATCATTACAGATGCGACACTGATTGACACTGCAGACGCGAGGTTATCCGACGCACGGACACCAACCACACACCAACATACAGCTACACAGATTAGTGATTCAACGGCAATAGGTCGCGATTTGATGACAGCGACTGATGCTGCTGATGCTCGCGGTGATTTAAGTCTCAATCAGACATTAAATACCGGCACTGATGGCTTAACCGTTACTTTCAATATCGCCAACGGCACTGATAACTTGCACACGGTTATTTTGGGTGGTAATCGAACATTGGCAGTGTCTAACGTAGATGTCGGAAATCGTTTTATTATTCGTATTACACAAGATGGTACGGGTACTAGAATTCCTTCGTGGTGGTCAACTATTAATTGGGCGAATGGAGGAACTGCGCCAACATTGACAACAACTGCCAATAAAACAGATGTTTTTGGATTTATTTGTACAGCAGCAAATACTTACGATGGGTTTATTTTAGGGCAGAATGTGTAATTATGAATCGGCCCTAATGACACCACTCTAGGAAAATGAAATGTCGCTCTATGATCGATTTCGTAGTTACGATGACGACCTTAACGAAGTTGCTAAATTGCCGATTTGGCCAACTATTACGACAGTTGCCGAAATTCTTTCTGGTGAAATATCGAACGCAGATGCGATAGCAAGATTTAATCTTGACGCTGACGAGCAAGCAGAATTTGAAAAAGTAAAAGTAAAAGTTCTGTCTGATATCGCAGACAATGCTGCTGCGTTAACAAGTGTGGGTATAGGTAGTGATATTGCTACAACAATTGCTAGAGCCGTCGTTCGTAACACAGTTACGCAGACGCTAATGAGAGCTGAGTTGTCTTACTGCACTCGTTCAGAATTCAATACAGCGCTAGGAATTTTGTAATGGCGTTGCTAGCCGAAGTTAAAAGCACATCTGCCCCGGACGAGGACGGTGTTTCTTGCATTGGTCTTGATTCTGGATATTGGGGGAGTAGTGCGCCTAAAACGCACTTGATGGTACATGCTACCGTCGATGGAACAGGCATAACTAATACTATCAGGTCTAGTTACGGTTGGGCGGATGTTAATAATGAAGTTGCTATTGGTATACATAGCGCAAATGGTGCATCAGTTACTGACACAAATCGCATCCATACAGATGCTTATAACTCATGGCCTTTGAGTTCTAATGGCAGTAACTATGAAAGGTCTGCTTGGTCTTCTTATAACAGTAGCCCCCCTAGCGTTTGCAATGATTGGAGTTTAGATGGCGGAACTGGTACGTCAGGTGATGCTTATAGTTATTGGGTGTTGGCTTTAGGTGGTGATGACCTAGAAGATGTGAGTATAGACACCATTGACAGTCCAACAACTACCGGCGATGTTGGCTACACAGGACCCGGTTTTGAGCCTAGTTTCTTAATCGTCATGTACCGGATGGCTACAGCGATACCAAATGCTACTACCCACTTATGGAACGGTTTCGGTATGTCTGATGGGACAACTGATGCTAGTTTTTGTATGGGTTCGCGGGATGGTTTGTCGTCAGATACTAATCCCACATCAGCTTTATATTCAGAATTTATCCATGCTCACAACATTGATACACTTGCTGACTACGAAGTAGGTACTGTTAAAAGTTTGGATGCCAACGGATACACTCTTAATTGGAATACAGTTGGTGGAACAGCTCGTAAGTACACAATTATCGCAGTCAAAGGTCCGGCGGCGAAGGTTGTGAAAAGACGACAACCAGCTAATGACGGCACTGCTGATGTGGGTACGGGTACTGTTGAAACAGGGGTTGCGACCGTTAAACCAAACGCTGACGGCACAGGTGCAACTGACTGGACGATAACTAATGAATCAGGCGGAAGCGTAACAACTAGATTTGGCGTCATTAATAATGGTGTATCCGCAGCTAACGACAACGAATTCATTTCAAATCTAGTAGATGCCGGTTCTTCCACTGAGTCCATCTTATTGGGTTTGGAGGATATGCCTTCTGATTTTTATTCATTGGACTCCGTTACTCTGAAAATTCGAGACAAATGTGATGATTCGAGTCCTGTATCTTGTGGTACTAGGCTTCAAATTTTCAAATCTGACGGAACCACACCTCTCACAAACCAACTTACTAAAACTAATAAACTTGGCGACATTAGCACTTCATTCGCAGACAAAACATATACATTTACGATTACCGGCGCAACGGACGATACGACTTGGGATGGGGCTTTACTGAAGATAGATCATTTTGACGATGATGGTGAGGACACAACTTATTTTGTTTCTGAAGTGGAATGGGTGTTGAACTACAGCAAGTCGTCGTATGTAAGTGGCACCGGATTTGTGCCAAAAGCTGGTATCACCATTGGTGCCATGAAAACAGGTTCCAATTTTGCATCCGTGAATAATAGAGTTACTATCGGTGCTTGGGATCAAGCGAACGGCCAGATAAGTTCTGGCTGGTTAGAGCAAGATGGTGTGAGCGTCACAAACACTGACAGGTATCTTTCAACTAATTCTAGTATTAATAATTATAACCATACGCCTACTTTAGTGGGGCAAGCGACAGTAGCTGTTCAAGGTAATGGGATAAGAGAAACGTGGAGCAACACTTCCTCAGCAAATAATGCCGAGTACGAACACGCTTGGTTACTATTAGGTGACAACCCGACTGGTGGTACAGCTCCCGACTTACATCCTGAATTTATGCTGTTTTTGGAGTAACTCATGCCAACATTAGTTGTTGAAGATGGCACAGGAGTTGCCAATGCAAATAGCTATATCGACATAACCTATTTAGACGCTTACGCTGCGAATCGTGGTTTAACACTGCCAACCAGTCAGTCTGATAAAGAAACATTTGCGCTTAAGGCAATGGACTATCTAGAATCGTTCCGAGATAGTTTTCGAGGAACAAAGGCTGTCGATACTCAGATATTCCAGTGGCCTCGTAAAGACGTCTATATCGATGCGATTGAGTTTAGCAAGTCGGATATACCAGAAGACTTAAAAAGGTCACAGTGCCAACTTGTGGTTGAGCAAGAGAAGAAGATACCACTTTACCCTGCTCCACGAACATCTAGTGTCGAAGGTATCGTTACAGAGAAGACAATGGCACCGCTGACAAAGAAGTTTGCACCTATGAATCTCGGAATGGCGAGTCCGCACGAACCGATTAAAATAATGAGCGTGTGGGTATTTTTGAACCCATTAATGTCCTGCTCTGATAAACGACTACAAACAATCCGTGCGTGATTTGAGTACGACTGATGGCACAAGCAACAACAACAGAATTTATTGAATTCTCTGTTGAGTTAATCGATAGTTTTATTGAAACTACGAATGCGACTTGGGTTTCAGTTTTCGGATAACACTTACAATACTTCGAATGATACTCCGTATATCATAGAAAAACCAACACTAACAGAAACTGCAGTAAAGATATTATTTCAACAAGACGACTTGGAAGATCGTCAACTTAATAAATATCGTAAAGAAACATCCCTTACAGATGGTCAAATCAATGGTTGGATGTATGCTTATAGCAACTTTCAACCAAAGTTAAAAGACATTGTGTATTGGCAAGATTATACATTAAATGTTGCTGCGATTGACCCAGTGCAGCCAATAGATGATGTGATTGTATATTTTATTGAGTTTAAGTCATAATGTTGTCACAACGAGAAGCAAAAAAGGAATTATTTGGCTATTTCTATACTAATTGGAAGGACGGTCTTGCAAATGGGCTGCCCAACTCATCCCCTGCGTTATCAGCATTGACCTTTACTGTGGGAACTCAAGAATACACACCTGAAGTATTCTTTCCGCACGTTGAGAAAAGACAGCAAACACCAACGGATAAGCATTTTGCAAAAATCAATATGCTAAATTTTAGCACTCCGCAAACATCGCTGCCGGGAGGTCGAAGTAGCGGTGGAGGTGTCAAATTTACAACATCGGGTATATGCATAGTTCAACTGTTTTTTTCAAAATCGAATTACAGTTCCGTGGAAGAGGATTTTTTAACAGCTATTGCGCACGAGATGTTTATGGCTAAAAGCAGTGAGAATATCTGGTTTCGACGACCTACCGTAACACAAAAGCCCGAAGAAGAGCGTCATCTTCGTTCTGATGTTGACATTGAGTACACTTTTGATACATACATCTAGAGTCTTTTTACACAAGGAAATAGACAGATGCCTACGAAAACAATTGATAGCAATACAGTTGGATTATCCTACGCTGAAGAAGATAGCCTTGGGGTTGTCGCTAGTCCAGTTTTTTACCCACTCGACCCTAACGAATACAGTGATTTTGGGGCTGAGTTATCAATGGTGGCTCGTAATCCGATTAATGCGTCTCGACAACGGCGTAAGGGCGTTGTGACGGATTTAGATGCATCTGGTGGCTTCTCACAGGATATTACGCAGACTAACTTGACGCGACTGATGCAAGGGTTTTTCTTTGCTGATTTGCATGAACTCCCGACTACTAATTCAATTAGTGGTACGGCTGGAATCACCTTCACTATCGACGATATCGAGGCAAGTGGGGTCATTAACGTAGCGACTGGTAAAGGTGCTTTATTCAAAGCTGGTATGCTTTTGAAATCCACCGGGATGGTAAACGCAGCCAACAATATTGACGTGATGGAAATCACAAGCATTACTGCTGATGAGTTGACAGTTGATGTAAGCACAACAGTGGTTGATAGCAATCCTGCCGGAACACTTGAAGTTATTGGTTTCGAATTTGCCAGCGGTGACGCGGTATTAGATTTAACATCTGATGTTTTTAAGCTAACAACCACCTCTCAAAGTTTAACTGATCTTAATATTCAGGTGGGCGAATGGATCTTTATCGGAGGCGATAATGCTACCGATGAATGTTTTTCTTCAAGTTTGACGGGTTATGCAAGAGTTGAAGCTGTCGCCACTAATGCTTTGACACTTAAAGAACCTACGTTCACACCTGTAAGCAATGCTGGAACGGGTAAAACAATTCGTATTTACCGTGGCGCTTTTTTTGCGAAATGAAAAAACGCCATCGCTGATTAAAACTAGATCGTACCATATCGAACGAACATTGGGTAATGATGATAATGGTATCCAATCTGAAATATTGACTGGTGCCATTGCAAATGAATACACCTTGAATGTTTCGAGTGCTGATAAACTGACATGCGATATGTCGTTTGTTGGCACTAATAGTATTTTGCGAACTGGCACACAGGGTTTACTTACAGCTACTCGTACTGCGACAATTCCTGTTGAAGATGCCTACAACACTTCAAGCGATGTTTACCAGCAGCGTTTGTTTGTTCACGGCGTGACACCCACTCCTACTTCGCTATTCGCTTATGTCACAGAGGCATCGATTAGTATTAACAATAACGCAAACGGGCAAAAAGCAATTGGTGAACTTGGCTC